TCCAGCTATGTGTGTGGCAGAGCCGGATATAAATTCCATATCAGATGGATTATACCGAATATACCAATCATCAGCTCCATGATATTTTAGAGCGATATTATCCACCCAACCATCGAAACCACCTCCAAATACTATGGATGTATTTACACCTCCTGCAGTCACTACAAGATTAATTGTACCTGAACCATAAAAAGTATCAATCAACGTACCCCCAAGTGATACAGCCAGTGGATTAGTCAAAATCCCACCACCATAGGAAAAACTTAAAACATAAACATCTCCACCAGTTATTCCTAGACCTGATTGTGTTAAAGTGCCAGCATTTAAAACTACCCTATCATTAACAGAATCATAAACAGCACCACTGGCTAAGGTCCATCCAGTTGTATTACTAGGGAATCCGCCGTTGGTTATAAGCTCGGCATTTGTATTTTCAAAGGTTGGATTACATATCTCATTCGTACCAGTACAAGATGTCTGCTTCCATTGAGCATAAAGAGTATCATCAGCCGTATAATATGCACATTGGATACTGTTATCAGCCTTGCATGGGCTATATGTATCTAATTGACTATCAAATATGATAGGCTGATTATCGATAAATTGTATTGCCATCGCTTACTAGCTCGAATGTAGCCTCACCGCTACTGTGGTCGAATTTGATATTTTCCACCCAGCCATTAATAGCCTTAGTGGACGAGATTGGAACTTTTATAAGACCCTCTTTGCTCTCACGGATTGTGAAATAGTCAGCAAGGGTGATAGGATAACTGCACTTTATTTTAACTGACTTATATTGCTCTGGATCAGCAGGGGTCAGAGTACCACCACCTATATTAATGCCGTTGGACATGAAGTAGCTGAAATCCCTTACAACAAACCATAGATATCTGTTTGCACTATATGTATTAGCATTTTCAATATCTACAAAAAGTCTAACCTCCATCGTCTCACCTGTATTCATATAGGTAGCGATAGAATGGGTTAATGTGAATCTATAGTCTTGTACATTATCTCTTGGTCCTTCAAAAGCTGGACCATCAATATATTGTCCAGTTGACTTCATAAATCTAATACGAAAATAATTTTTTCTTTTACCAATCAAAGTAGCCCCAGTAGTTCCTTTATAAATGGACATATTCAATTCGGCTGAAAATGTATAAAGACCATTAGTTGGAGCAGTATAATAACTAGCTGATTGACCTACATTGGTTCCTTGTGGAGTTGTATCACCATAATTTCCTCCAGGATCATAACCTAAGGTGAAGTCATCATTGAACCTTACAATAGATGATTCGAAACCATTATTAGTATTAAGAAAATCATCATCAGTTACTTCAATATTATTAATGGTCTGATCAAGAAGATACCCTTTGGCAACAGCCTTGAATCTATTAGCATCAGCATCGAAGAAGTTAGCAGTCACCTCGTTAGGGAAAGCAATAGCCCAACGACTCAGGATATTGATATTTGTTAACGGCTCGTTGTATAAATATCCAGAAGTAGCCGTCCAGTTAGTAGATATGGTCGTGTCTGTTGCTGTATCATAATGAATAATGAACTGCTTGTCATCATAATTCTCGTACCCACTCAACTGCTCCAATACAACCTCAATAGAACTATTAGATATCACATAAGACCCAACTAAATCCAAAGTCCTATCAATATTATTGGTACCCTTGAAGTAAAGATTCTCAGTCTTGAACGATATCAGATACTGAACATCAGGAAAGGTCAAGGAACTGGTCGTCTCGTAATCCTCAGAGCCTACATTCACACCACTATAAATGACGTTGGTATCAATCTTCATCACTACCTCGTCAGGGATGGTCGGAATAGTATAAGATACATCCCCCGTATAGAATCGCTCATAAGACTCACACTTGAGAATAGGCCTATCCATCGTCCCGATGATAGCAAAACGGACGTTGAACCGCTTCTGTAAGTCCTCACTAAGTTTACCCCATGAGACCCTTGGACTAATAGTCCCGTCCGCCTCTATCATCTCATGGCCGGCAACCAAGCAATATCCCTCGTAGATGCCATCTGTGCCGAATGTCTCAGACTCAAAGCCGATACGGTCATCCGACATGAAGCGTATCAGCCACTCCAGCACATCGTATATCCTATAGGCTACCCTTTGATCAGGATATATCGTCCCATCAGACACCTTGTGCATATCAAGCATGAAGCTCGGACATACCCCGATAGTGACCTCGTTCTTACTACTACTCTGGTCTAAATTGACCTCGATGCTCTTATTATTATTGATCATCGCATAGTAGCCACGGTCTTCTGTGCGGAAGTTGATAGCCCTATTTATCAGATTGAACTCAATATCGCTGTGGAAGATGGTACCAGCGTGTACCAAAACGTACCCAATACTGCCAGAACGCTGATAAATATCGAAGGTTGATTCCCCGAATCGGTTGGCATTCCAAGCCGAATCTAATGCTATGTATAAATCCTGACCGCCGTAGGTAGTGAAGCGCATATTGCTGTCATACAGCAAGATACCCGTCAGTTCATCCCTCTTAATGGACGTATCAATGGCATCCCATTTATCGGGTCCATCCTGAATCTCAATACCATTAAGGTAATATTTGAACACTATCGGCGTGGATTATAACTATCTGCAAATATACTCGCTAATTCCTTGATATTCTTGACCGTTACACCATCATTCTTCTTCATAATGCGTCCCAAGGCATATAAATCTGCAATATCCATCTTGGCCATGACAGGGCCTTCTGCCTTAGTATCACGGCTGATGTCTCCCCTGAGCCTCATAGTGACGAATTGATTGATGTCTTGAGGCTTTATCTTATTCTCATAGATAGCCTTGATAGCCGGATGGTACTTTCGGTTGGTATCCGTAGGGATAACCGCTTCTCCAGGCTGTAGGAGGGCCAATTCTGTGTCCTCTGAACCTGATCCTACCACCCTCATAGTACCTCTACCACCCTCATATGAGATGTCTTCTGACTTACCCATGACAGCAAGTGTACCCTTCTTGTACTTGGGAAGAGGTTGAGCCAATACAGAGGCCGCTTGAATGCCACCAAAGATGATGCTAGCACTAATCAAAGGGGGCTTGGCTACCGTTGGAATGGTTGGATCAGCCTGAATAGCTGTCACTGATCTTCTGGTATTAAGATATATCTCAAAGAGAGCCTTAGCCTTGTTAGCAATATCTTGCTTCTTACGGATACTATTGAGCTTTTTTTCAGCTTGTTCTTCAGCCTTTATCCTCTCCTTGGTTAATCGCTCCTGCTCCAGCTCGAACTGCCTCTTACCTATCAACCTATTCGCATAAGCCTCCTCTATCTTCTTATTCTCATCATCTATCGCTTGCAACTGCTCATCCTTGAGATCATTGATGTTCTGTAACTGTGTCTCAAAAGCATCATTAAGGCCTTGGAATAAAAGAGCCTCCGCTTCCTCACCTATCTTCTTATTAAGTTCATTGGTAAGATCAGCAACCTTCTTCTCGGCTTCCAATTTGGCCTTCGCAGTATCTTCTGCCGATTTCAATCTCTTGGCATCCTCTGCCAATTGATTATTAGTGACAAGTACATTGATCTCTTCCTTCTTTTTAGCTATGGCATTCTCCACATCAACCGTACTCTGGCCATAGTCTTCCAGATTCATCTTGCGTAATTCAAGACCAGCCAACTCTTGATCAGCGATAGCCTTCTGACGCTCAAAAGTAAGATCAGGTTGGCTCTGAGATATTCTTGATTTTTCGGCCTCGTATTGCTCAAAGGTTATCAGACCTTTTTGCAGATTCTCAAGATTAGCCATTAACTCTTTATTGAGAGATTCCTTGGCTATCTTATCACGCTCATTATAGTTATTGGTAATCAACTGCAAAGAATCTGTCAGATAATTATCCAAATTGGCTAAGTCTTGAGCCAGAGATTCCTTGAACAATCGGTCTCGTACATCCTTTTCTTCTTTGGCTATCTCTTCAGCCGTCTTCTTTACATCTTTTAGACGATTCTGATTAGCTTCTGCGGCTGCCTTTCTCTTTTCTTCTTCAGCCTTCTTGGCATCATTGGCTTCCCCCTCCTTTGATACAGCAAACTCAGTACGGTATCTATTATCGTCAGATATTAATTTATCATTAGTAGCTTTAACAATAGCTGTTTGTTGATCTGATGTTTTCTTTAATACAGCAAGGCGGTCCTCGTTTATTTTGATAAATCTCTGTAGAACTGGCGCATCATCTACATTTTTTCGTTGAATTGCCAACTCACTTTCAATTGCTGCAATTTCTTTAGTTGTCTTTGCTAAGTCTTGATTAGCCTTTGAAAGAGTTTTTTGATTCTCAACGTAAACTTCACTTGATTTCCTTGATAATTGAATACGATCAGCTTCTGCTTGTGTTATTTCTTTCCTAATTACTTTCAGCTTCAAATCAGCATCCAACTCAGCATTCTTGGATTCTTGTAATGCCTTTCTAGCATCAGCTAATTTCTTAGTGCTATTTGTAAGATTATCAGTATCCTCCTTGCTTTGTTTTGAAGCTACTCCTATTTGAGATATGGCATATGCCAAAGCTCCAAGTACTACTATGGCAGCCCCGATACCTGTTGCTGATAATGATGCAGCGAAAGCCCTATTAGCATTCGTAGCCACTGTACTAGCCACAGCATCAGCCTCCTTAGCCACTGTTGTCAAACCAAGTGCCGCCCTTACAGCACCCAACTGATCCTTCAGATCTGCTAACTGCTGTAATCCACCTACAATATTCAATGCTCCTTGGAATTGTTGAGCTAGTTTAGTAGCTGTCTCAGATTCCACACCGAATGCCTGCAAGGCACCAGTAGCCACCTGAAATGCTCCAGCTATAGCACCTCCAAGATTCTGGATTGTCCTAAATTTCTCACCAGGATCAAGAGCCTTAATGGTTCGATTGGTATCCTCAACAGTTTGTCTTAATTCTGAAACCTTTTTAGCAGCAGCTACTGCCCGTGGATCCAATTCTCCAAATTGAGCAGCCAAAGAAAGAGCTTCAGCAGTAGCATCTTTTAATTCTTGCTTGAACGACTTAATGCTATTGGTTGTCTTGACTATCGGAGCCGTAGCATCAAGACTCTCTGCCAACTTATTATCAGTACCGATATTGCTAATGGCCGTATCAAGCTTCTGGAATTGACCTGTAGCCTGAGTCACACCCTGCTGAAGGGACTTGACATTTGCCTCATTGGTCTTCCTAAAATCATCCGCAACCTTCTTCTCCACTTGCCCCAATTTGACAAGCAAGTCAATGGTTGACTGTAACCCCTGAGTATTCGCCTCGATATTAATTACGACTGTTTCTGCCACTGGTACGGCTCATTTTATCTAACTGCTCGATAAGCAGATAGTATTCATATAGATTCAGTTTGTTAGCATCAAGACCGAACTCGGTCCTTATTCTAACACCAATGAAGAAACGGCTCTCTGCTGTTGTGACGAGAGCTTTGATAGCACCGTCTCGATATGTTTCTGATCGACCGCCGATGTAACCATCAAATAATTCGCTAAACCTTCCTCCGATAAGTCGGGTAAGCTCACTATATCCTTTAACGGGCATCTGAAAAAAAAATCAGGCAGGCCCATATCCTTCTTCCAGCGAGCTATCTTGTCCTTCGCATACTCAGGATCGTACCGATACGGTGACTCGTTACGATCAAAGAACGCCACCGCAGCCAACTCCCATATCAACCCCTCCGTAGGCAAGGCAAAGTCCAACCGCTCCCTCATGATCTTCAGCATCTCGGCCACCTCGGTAATCTTGATGGGGTTGCTATTGATCGTATTCTCCAATGCACTCAGCCAGCCCCTCATGAAATCGGGAGACGATCTCAGCGACCACTTCTCGTAGATGGCCATGGCATCCAATGCCCTCCCAGCAAAGCTGTTGAAGATATCCTTCATCATGTAATACTGTACCCCCTCCGATACGAATGCCGGTACTATTACATGACCTTCATCCACCACCCATGGTAGCGGTTCACTGGTTGTCTGCTGTGGAGTTGACATTGAGTCCTAGATTAGATTGTATGATATTATCGATATTCCCCATATGGAGGTCGTTCTTGCGTTGAATCAGCGTCTGCACTATCCGCATCCCATCATCACGATAGCCGGTCAACGTGATATGGACCTCGTTCATATTCTGATCCTTCTTGATCTTAGCCTCTGCTCGGCCTCTACGATATAGAAAACCCCTGCCACCACAGACCTTGCATGGACCGATGTACTCGAATCCGTTCCTTAATAACGCTTCTTTAAGAACCTCCATTGACTTTTGAGTTGATTAGTGTGACTAACCCTGATAACATTAAGATATATACTGGCCACATCCATAATGGATAGCCTGTAAAAATATAGAATGCGGTACCCCATACCGATGCCATGCATGGAGGACAGACGAACAAAGGCTTGGACCAGAAGTCTCCAAGTACCTGGAGCGACCATAGCCGGAGCTTATACAGGACCATCCGGCTGTCTTTATCTACGCCTTCATCTGTGCAGAATGCTCGGTCCTCATCCGGGTGGCAGTACTCGAAGTACGTTGCCTTGTTTATCCCGAAGATAACCAATGAGTTCGCAATCAACAAACAGAATAGCTCTAGCCACTCCATCATACCATATCAACCAATTGCTCGATGTCTTTGAATACCAATATCACGCATGGATACTGTTGTCCATTGATAGTGAGGTTAATCTGACTATTGATATCATTACTATTAGACCATGTCAGAGTATAACTACCTGAATAAGGATTGAACATACCTTCAGGATAATCAGTCGTATCAATGACCCATGGATTGTTACCCGTACTCAGCGTCTTGCCCTTCTGGACAAAGACATTACCATTCTCATCCTCCAAAAACATCCATCTGAATATGGTATGCGATAAGCCAATGTCTATAGAATAACTTGATTGACAAGCCGGTACCTCAATTACATGACATAACTCACAGATATTGATGCTCATATCACAAAAGTATCAACTATTTTTATATGGATTGAAGTTGTAGTAATAAATAACAGCAGGAATCTTTACCTCCTTCTTCAGCATCCCGGAAGCCGATATCCTCTCACTCCAGTCCCTATCCTCACCAAAGGATACCTCAAGGAACGGAAATTGCACCGCTATCTCCCTTTTCATAGGATTTAAGTGATTGGGAGGTCTAAAGTACTCAGTCCTTATACCTGATCCCCTATCCCACCATCGTTTATGCTCAATGGAATGGGTGAACCGATGATCCGTCCTCATCTTTCGTGTCCTCTGCCACCTCATAATACCAGTCATTCCAATCACATCGGGTTGTTCAGTCTCAATAGCATTAAGGATACTAGCCAGATAGTCATTGCCTATCTCGTCATCATCATCGACAAAAGCTACATACTTGCCCTTTGCATTATTCATTAACTGATTACGCTTGGCTCCGATTGTCAGCTCCCGATTGTCCGACAAGATGCACACCTGTACCTTTTCTCTTGCGTTTAGGTTTTCCAGCTGGCTGTTGATCTGCCTTAACAACCTCTCCAGCATCGCCGACCGTTCCGGTAGGGTAGGAATAAGAATCGACAGCAAGGCCGAATCCTTCTGATTTTCTTCTTTCATATATGGCCTTGTCGATATAGTAGAGTTGGTTGTCTCTGATATTGAGTCTGTCGTTCTTTCCATGTCCGTGTGTTGGGTGTTCATGCCTGATGATTATATCGTTGATGTATGTCTGCTTGTTCAAATGATTGGCCACATCCATGAACTCATTATCGCACCATAAAGCCTTATAATCAGGATGGTATATGTAATTGAATCGGCGGTAATACTTAGTGCCTAAGATGCACAGCGTATTAAGCTTCTTACCCACATATCCATCGTTGTACCAAAGCACCCCATCTGTATCGGGATAAAGCCTTGTCATATCGTCTATGATTCGCTGATCCCATCCCTTGCCAGTAGGTATCATGTCATCCGATGCCAACAGAATGATGTCGTAATCTTTGGAAACCTCACCGACCCCGGCATTAATAGCCCCTATCTTACCCTTCGGCTCAATGAGATTGATTGTCAAGTTAGACCACATACGCAACTGAGCCATCGTCCTTGGATTATTCATCCGCTCATCGTCCCTATCGATAGTAATCATGAACGTGACCATATTGGTTGTCCGTGTCGTTTGATAGGTATGCAGGGTCTTGGCGAATTTCTCAGGCCGTCCTCTGGTCGGGAATTGTACTAGAATCTTCATCGGATATGCAGTAAGTGTTTATGGAATGTGTTGAATGTATATCGTACAGCATCAAGCAAGTGGCTCCTGTGCTTGTCCTTGCTCTTGTCTATCTCGCCCCCATCCGTCATCTCAACGTACATCAAGTCCTCAATCGTGTAAACCATAGAGGGGTCGAAGGCTACGTTATAGTTCTGAAGCAGGCTGTTGCATAGAACCTGACTATCCGAGATAGCCGGATTGATAGATGGAACCTTGAGCTGATTGACATTGAGCCTTAGCTTCTCACGGATCACTGAGTAGTAGTTCAGATTACCCACAGTCAAAGCCGACCGAGCCTGACCGCTGGCATCACCCGTAACCAGCAACGCCGCTCCAGGATAGGTCACATTGATCCGGTCACATAACTCGTAGATATTACTATTGGATAGCCTGAACTCCTTGATGAAGCGTATCTCGCCATTGATAAACTGACTAGCAACACAGGTAATCGGGTCCACGTTGAAGTCGAACGACAGATGCAGATAGTGACCGTTGTCATACTGCACTGGCCTGATGTGCCGGGTCTTGTCGAAGCAGTAGGCGAATGGCTTATGGCTCAGGTCCACATCCTCCGCCAGATACTCGCAAGCAAAGGTCAGAGGGTCCAGTTCCGCCTTGGCCGCATCCACCTCCTCCTTCTTGATGTAAGGATTGTCGTAGGTCGTAAACTTCCACGACCGCCAATCATCAAGCTTTTCTTGATACCCGAACAGCTCCTTGAAGAAAGTCTTACCGAACTGGGGGGTGCTATAGAACCATGCTGATCCTTGATAGTCCGTCAGTGTCGGACGGATACTCTGCTTCCATGCCTTCTCGAAGTTCATACCCTTCTCACACTCATCAATCTGTACCATGTGGTACTTGCGACCCCTACCGCTATCGGGGTTATCAAACGACCACACATCCAGCTTACCACCCGTGATAGTTTTGATTTGTTTGACCGTGGCATCCTTTGCGGAGATTATGGACGCAAGCCTTGCGGAGATTTCGTTCCACCATTCACTGGCATCCTTGTAGGTCGGAGCGAAATAAGCGCAGGTCTTCCCATCCATCAACGCCCGTGTGGCATTGTATATCGAAAGCGTGGACTTCCCGAACCGCCTCCCACATTTGAGTACGTTGAACCTAGCAGCCGTCTTCAGGACCTTGTCCTGATTGAAGTGGGGGCGTTGTAGGGCTATCGGGTAATCTATTATCATCCCAGTTGACAACGATCCGATGGACCGTATCCTGTTTGGTTTCCTGTTCTATCCTCTGCTTCTTAGGAGCCGCAAACTCCATCATCGTTGCATAATACTTCATGAACTCGTCATCGTCCATGGTCATCATTATCCGCTCCGCCTTGGCAGCTCCCCGATCCATCAGGAACTCCAAGAAACTCTCAAAACCTTCTTTCTTCTTGCTCTTAGGCATCAATTTTCCGTTTGAATATAAGGTTCTCCCCGTTACGATGGACCAGGTAGAAACCAAACTGCGCCATGAAGTCCGTCATCTGTGGAGCCTTGTTATCATACTCCACACATACCATCTGTACCTTGGGCATATCACCCCATGGCATTGCCATCAGTATCTCAAGATTCGTACCCTCCACATCGATTGTCACAAAGTCATAGTCCATACCAATATGACCAAGCAGTGCCTTGATGTTAACCGTCTGAATGATCATCGGCCTCCATGTCAGATGACCGTTCCACTTGGTCAGATGGGCAGGATCATAGCCACTGATAGCGTCACCCATCGAATCATAGAAGGTCTCAAAGCCTGAGGGACCAGCCGTCACAGCACAGTTCACCAGCGTCAACTGATCCTTGTAGTCCTCGGTATTCTTCAGTAATTGACTAAACACAATCGGACTCGGCTCGACAAGAATAGCCTTCCATCCCTGCTCAACCAAGGCTCTGCTGTTGGAAAAGACTACCCCATCGTAGGCTCCGATGTCCAAGACCGTCCCGGTCTTTGGTAGGTTGTTGATGATTACATCCTCTTCTTGGTTCTGGCTATACATTATACTGGTTTTGAATACAACAAATATCCTTCTTCGTTCCCGTATGTCAAAATCTTTCCGTCACTGGTCGGTGTGAAGTGCCATCCTGCCTGATAGGCGAAGGCACTGATAGCACTCTGATCGTGCCGATGACCCAAGACACGGTCATCATTGGAGCAGTTACCGTTCTCGTTTTTCCATGGACCCGGATAGGCATCCATGGCTGATAGCATCCACTTGTTGAATACCATCAACACATCGGTCCGGCTCAGATCAAAGCCCATGACGCAAGCCATGGCGTGGGGCTGACTGAAGCTCGCCTCCCGGCTCATGCCAAGCGGAAGCAAGGCCCGGTCCGATGTCCACTCCCCATTACTCCATCCATTTAGAAGGATCAGGTAGCCATCACGTTCGATGGTCTCAAAGAGGGGGTCAAGTGGTTTGGCAGGGTAAACCGGTGCATCCATCCATAATATCTGCCTATATCCTTGATTATAAGCATCCAAGAACGCCATCGGTTTGAAGTGGTATGGTATTTCGTGGTGCGGATAGCAGTTGGGAGGCAGGGTATTGAGGTATTGGATGTACTCGCCCAGGTATCCAACCTCCCTTATTTTACCAGCTTGGCGGATAGCGGAGGGGACGTATCTGCCTGATGAATAGTTGATTATGCAACGCATCTTAGAATAGTACAAGAATTGACTGTCCTATATTTGTTATTATGTTAAATGAAAACCCATAGTACAAGAAGTACAAACGATATCGCCAAAGGTAGTCAAATCTTCTCAAGCAAGGCTTCCGCCAGCCGTTCGTGTTCCTCCATATTCAGCGAAGCTATTAGGTCCGCTATAAAAGACGAACTATCCTCAAGTGGTAGTACGATACTACCCGTCTCCCGAAGTGAGTCCAGAGAGGCTCTAATAGCCTCAAACGGGGTGCCGTCATATACGGCAAGGAGTCTCCCAGATGGGGGTAACGCCCAGACATGGATGTCTTGGATTTCTCCGAGGTAGGTTACCCCAGTAAAAGATAGTAGATTTTGTAACTGCTTGATTCTCATTGGTTGTAACTGATTAACGGTTGGATTATTTTTATATGTTTAAGATTTTGTGCGTTTTTGGCTTGTTTTCCAACATTTAAACCGATTAACAGATTCTTATACTTTCAATCTTAAAATCCGGTAAGAAATATAAAAAAAGTATATAGAGAAATAGGAAACGGTTAAAAATCGGTTATATCTGTTATGCACCTGTTGTTTTCTTCGATTCTGATTCAATTTCCTCGTTTTCACTTAAACTCATTTTATTTGAGCGATAGATCAAACAACGCCCACCGTTTACTCCTCGATTGACATCTTCTGCCTTGTCCCCGAAGATTTTAGCTGATGAGGTCAAGGCTTTCTTGAATCTTTTCTTACTGAAGTCCTTTTCGGACAGGTCGGTGTCCAGAAGGAACTTACCATAGATGTCCTTGAATGGTAACATATCAGGGTTAGACTCACGGAAGTCTTGGAACCAATGTCGGAAGTCATCTCCGAAGGAGGTGGCCACTGCTTTGTACTTCATGGTATCGGTCCGCTCGATGGAGAGGACTCCGTTCTTGAGGTAGAACTGGACGCAACCGAATAGGAAATTATAGAAGATAGACCATTTTGGGGCATCCCAGTCGTAGAAGAGTTGCTCTTTATAATGGTCAAGGGGTGTGTAGTCGGGTGAGAAGAACTCTGCGAAGGGTATGACCCGGAGTCTTCTTCGAGCGTGGTTACCGACTTCTGGGATCATGTAATTCGTGGTAAAGAGGATCTTGGGGGAGTTTTCCTTGGGGATACGGATTTCCTGTTGGTTCTTACGTTCCACGGTTATCCCATCGGTAATGATGGAGTAGAAGCCTTCGAAGTCCACGTTCCGGCGTATGTCTTGGATAGCAATCAGCCGGGTGTCCAGGTTGATACGTTGCCAGACGAAGGATTTGTCATGGCGGAAGTTCTTACCGTCTATCTGTTCGGTCTTGGAGAGATAGGAGAGAGCTGTTACGAGGATACCTTTGCCGGTTCCGCCTCCTTTGGATTCGTCATCGGTTTCTTCGGCTAGGGATACAGCGAAGGAACGAGTGGCATCCTTATGACGATGGAGTAGGTATCCGATGATTGACATGGTACCTATGAAACGGGAGGCATCCTGACCGGAGATAAGCCATAAGAAGTTGGCGAAGACATCGGTGTTTGGGTTAAGGGTAGGGTCGAAGTTACCTTCAGAGTCGAAGATGTCTTGTAGGATAATGTGGTGGTTAATGAGGGCGGACTTCCAGATGTATTTATCGATGGAGCCGTAGTCAAGTAAGGTTGAGCCTTCGGCTGTTACTTTAACGATGCCATTGATGAAGGGATAGAATGCAGAGTCGGCGGTATCATTGAGGAACTCTGGATTGAGGTTAGGGAGGTATTCCAGGAAGGACTTGGTGAAGAAGGAGTGCTTGTCAACGACATATTCAGCGACTCTGGGGTCTTTGCTTTTGGCGTAGTTATAGACACACTTCTTGGCTTTCTCGATGGATGATTCTTCGATGATGAAGTCTTTGACTTGGACCACTCTCATGTCTTTGCCAGCGTCATCGAATGGCATGAGATAGAATCCGTTCTTAGTTAGGAAGTCGATGATACGGTCTTTGTTGACAAGGAGACGGCCTTTGTGGTCTTCTTCCCAGAAATCGGAGGGACCTGCTTCTGCTTTGAGGGCGTTTTCCACGACCCGTTGAGCATCTTTGGTTTTATAGTCACGCTCACGGATGAGGGTTGTGATGACGGAATCGGCATCATGTCCTTCACGGAAGAGCTTATTGATGAACTTGTGGATACCATATTCACGGTTATAGGATCGGATGTCCTGACCGAATCCATCTGATGCTAATTTTTGGACACATTTTGTCCAATTATTCTTTGCTTCGAGCAGGCAGTAGACTGCTGATGGAGAGTAGGCTTTGTTAGGTTCAAACTGGGAGGAGGAGGTGAACACGGAGAACCATCGTCTCTCGTGCCAGAAGTCCCCGGACTGCCCTTCATCTTTACCGGGACGGCGGAGGTAGGTTCTTCCGTTGCGTTCATAGAGGATCTTCCAGCCATGCTTTTGAAGGAGTGCGAGGACATCACCACGTTGGTTGTAGTCATCGATGGGGGAGATGCCGTAGTCATTACGGGTGACTACTTCGGCATGGGCAGGTTCTTCCAGGTATTCATTGAGGGAACGGCAGGCGGATAGGAGGTTATCCCGTTCGTCCGCTGTGATGGTTGGGATAGTCTTATGGTTTCCTTGTATCCACTCGTATCCGTTGGATGGTGGAGCAACAACATATCCGGCTTCACCACGGGTCTCAATGAGTACAAAGGCTGACAAGTGAGGGTTCTTGGCTATCTCCTCATCGGTTGCTGATCGGCGAGCGAGCTTCTGGTTGGGCTGTACTGACGTTGAGCGATAGTATAGATGGTATCCGTTGGATACGGTCTTGGCTATGGTTAGACGGGTCAAGAGGTCAGGGATTAGGTTGACGAGTCGCTCGAAGAGGTCACCGGAGAGGTCGTACTTTAGGTCGATATCGATGACTTCTAGGTTACCGGATACTTTGCCACAGATGATGGCTAGGCCTTTGGCGTAGTTGGCTTTGGCATAGAGTTCATCGTCTGAGATGAATCGGGTTTGGAAGTCTTTCCAAGGACCGATGGAGGCCTTGCGATCATCGGTAAGGGTGACGGAGAGTCCGTTGCTGATGTAGTCACCAGCGGTGAGGATGAAATCGTAGTTCATAAGGTTGGTTTATTTAGGTGGGTTAATCCTAATTGTTCTAATACGCTTCTTAGGCGGAGGGTAATAGATGTTGTAGCGGTTCATAGTTGGGTTATCCAATGATGGAAGGAGGTGAAATCTTTGGCAATGTAGTAGAGTCCTCCAGCTTTCTCGATTTGTTCTTGTACTGACTTTTGAACTTCAGACTGTTTATCCTTGTCGATCTTGACTTCGATGGATAGGTGGCGACCCTTATAGACGGCGTGGATATCGGCGGTACCTTTCTTGACGGATGAGGGTATACGCTTACCGAGTGATTCGATGTATCGTCCTTCTGTGCTGATACGGGTGGCCCAACCTCCGGACATATCGATGAACTTGATGATGGCTTGTGTTAGGGAGTTGGCATCTGTTCCAGGCAGTTTGGCTTTAGGTCTTGCGTAGTCTGGGACGGATGGATACTTGTCTTTGTGTTGGTCTTTGTACTTTGACAGGAAGTCTAGTTGGGCTGGGTTGTATCGAGGCATAAGGGCAAAGATACATTTAGCACCCAATAGGGTATGTTTTTGTCCGATATACCACTCATTATACCCCATCGGGGGCGTTAGTGAGTGACTTGTCAGTCACCATAGGTTTGGTTATAGTATTGTTCAGCTTGGTCATTGGTCCATTGAGTATGTTGGTGTTTATCAAACACTCTTTGCCCTTCAATATGAGCATCAATAATCTGTTCCTTTTCTTTTTGTTTAGCAATAGCATAGGTAAAACATGCCACTTCAAACAAATCTCCATCGTGTTCAAAATGACTTTTGATTTTATCAAAGTACCAATCAACTGCGGTCTGTTTCTTTTCCATAGGTTTCTTTGTAGTATTGTTCACAATCAAATTCACCTTTGTTATTAGTCATATCAGCATGAGAGATAGCATAACCTTGAGCCTTCATCATCTGACTTTTTTCTAATGCTTTGGCTTGTTCAATAAGTTCATCCGTAGAGTTAATAAATTCACCTTTCATAAGTTTATCTACAAGCCAATCAACTGCGGTCTGTTTGTTTTCCATAGGTTTCATTATAGTATTGTTCTACTGTTACAGTTCTCCAACTACCATCATCTTCTAAATGTGATTGTTCATCTCCATGAGCATCAATAATCTGTTCCTTCTCCATCTCTTTGGCTTGTTCAATTATTCCATTAGGACAATCTTTTATGCCTATTCCTAATAATTGTTCAGCAAGCCATTCAACTGCGGTCTGTTTATTTTCCATAGGTTATTTAAGTTCTTTACGCCAGAACTCTTGGCTCTCATAAGGATTTTTAACATACTCATTTACTGCTGCCATAGCTACTTCTACTGACTCAAAAGGAATCTCTTTACATCCTACCTTAACTACACATCCACGAGCCATGAATTTGATATGCAGCTCGTACTCTTGTAGGAAGTAGGTGTTAGAAGGTCTTTCGATAGTTTGTGCTGATTCATTAGTTACAGGTAGTTGCATTTTAATTTAGTTTTAAGGTTATAGTTTGTGTTTAAGTTGTTCTCTGTACCATTCGATACCTAATTCAACGCCTGCTATAACACCGTCATTATATTGTCCATCATCAAGATGTTCGGTGTAAGGAAATGAATTGATGTATTTTTCTATCTCCACATCTGATATTTCAGGAATAATCGGAATTTCCGATTTTTCTTTGGCGTACTCCTTCGTAGATTCTCCATTGTAGTATTTTACAACTGCTTGAACTTGCTGTTCTGCATACTCTTCCATTGCTTGGATAACCCACTTTCTATCTACATGATGTAGGTGCATCTCATTAGCATCCTCGTGTTTTTGTAGTATTTCTGCTGCTGTGTTCATAGTTTTTCTATTTCTTGTTTGAATTCTATGTAATACTTAATCTCTTCAAAATTTGTACTCACCTTATAGCTTAATGAATGTAGTACCTCTTCTACTGAAATTAAAGCGCATTTTTCAGCTAACTCTTCAATTACCAAACCGCTGATACTATACTTTCCTTTTAATATTTCTTTTCTATAACTGCTGACTAACGCTTCAGCTTTTTCTTTTGGTATCATTTGTATTCTACGCTTACAATATGTTTATTGATTACTTGCAACCCATCTCTCCAAATAGTATCTCCTTTTACTGAGTCACATTTAATGTCAGGTAATGAATAGTATCCTGCTCGTTCATAGCATAAGTGAGCTACAAGTGCGTATTCTTTTTGTGGTAGTTTAGGCATACCAAATACGATAAACCCAAACAAATAACCAATTCCAAGACACATTATACAGGCAGCTATTGTGTTAATTAAGATTGATTTACTCATAAATTTTATATCAATGTTATTAGTGTTACTTTGTAGTCAGGACAGGACTCGAACCTGTATGAGCTGTAATAGCATTGCCGTTGAAGCTCAGATTACGTTTCTTGCGTCTACCATTCCGCCACCTGACTGTCATATTGTGTCTTTTAACACCCAATCGGGCATGATTTTGTCTGATATATCACTCATTATCCCCCTTTGGGGCCTTTAATGAATGAAAGGCTGGTCAAGATAATTATTGCCAGCCCTTATGTATTCAGTTAGAAAGGTAAGTCGGAAGTGTTCTTTTTGGCCGGGTCCGGCTTCCACGTGTCAAGGACCATGGCGTGGGTATTACCGTACTGATCTGGTTCTTTGTTTTCCCATATGCTGAAGGGAAGGTACTTACGGCCTTTCTCATCGGTCTGCCAGTGTTCGGATGTCTTGTCAGCGTAGATACGGCCTTTCAGCCCTGTAGTCTGTCCGATTTGTTTGAGGTTTGACAGATAGACCTTTTTTTCTTTAGATTCCATTGTTTGATGTTGTTAGAGATAGGTTAGTGAATTTGAACTTATTATGTGATTTCGTTATTGTATAACCAGATGAGTCGAACATATTGAGATATCGGTATATGGATCGTTGGGTTATTCCTATGGCTTTCATTAGATCATTAACAGAGGCACCAGACTGAGAAGAAAGCAACTGCATGATAGTTACCAGCCTTCCGAGCTTACGTTGGTTGAAGTCTCCGGTGAGTTGTTTTCTCATAGTCTAAGAATACTTAAGTGAAACCTTCTCTCTTCTCTTGAAGTTGTATATGTCTTCAATGATTGTGATCAAATCTCTCGCCTTGAGACCCGGCAGAAGTTTACCTTTTTGGTATTTAAGTTTTTCAACAAATTCATCGACATCCCAGTTACTGCTTTTTGAAACCGTAAGATAAGCACAGACGAATGTTTGACGTTCGGCTTCAGGAAAATGCGCTTTTATTTTAACAAGCCCAATAGCCAACTTTTCAGCCTCTTGATAGTTATCGCACTTGAAGTTCCCGCTATAAAAGTGTCGGGTTTTTCCATCATTCTGGACACCGCCACGCCATAGTGAAATGGAGGTATTGATTCCAAATTTATACCTGTCCATGAAATTTTTGAATTTTATATACTCAGGAATGCCTTGTTTAACGTATCCGTCCAGATAGTCTATCGCATCAAACTTTTTTTGATTGGCATTTAGAATATGGACCTCATTGATTCCGTAACCTTTGCATACGATATAATTAAGAGGAAGCTTATGTCTTTTAATAATCTCATACCTATGCTGTCCATCAATTATCTCAAATCTTTCATTCACCATGATAACGGTGAATAATGGATTTTTCAATATAGATTTCTCAAGTCTTTTTAGATGTAATTGATTTACATTTCGATTTCCTGATAATGTTTTGAAGTTGTCGTACTCGTCTGTTGTGAATACTTGGTTTGTTGTCTGTGTCATGATTTAAAGTTTTGCTAGCGACCACGCTAGTGCGTTAGTGTTCTTACGGATTAGATCAAGCTCATCGGGATTATTGTCAACGTGCTTGTCGATTCCAAGCCGTTTGACTGCCTCCCATTTAGAGCCTCTGGATACACGGATTACACGGCTTTTAAGGATACCATGCTCTTGGGCGAAGTCATATACGGATTGCATCTGGCCTTCGTTACGGGCTGTGATGATGTATATGGTATCACCGAGCTGAAGCCACTCATCGAGGGTATCACGACCTTTCTTAGTGGTCAGGATACCGTCATAGTCAAATGATACTTTTTTAGCCATTGCGTTCTTGTTTTAGGCGTTGGTAGAATATTTCAGCCACTTCCTTATAGACATCGATGCTGATCCATTCGTGTCGTTGGGCGATGATTTCAAACAGGACAAGCATCTCGGTATCTCCTTCCTGGAGCTTATGGAATACATAATCGAGGCAGTCTTGTCTTGTGAATAGCATCAGCTGTTGGTCGTTTGTCCCCATTGAATCTGATAATCGATGGTTGCTTCTGGAGTGGTAGGATACATCTCTTCGATAAGGATGTCTTTGACCTCGTTAAGTCGTTCCTGTATAGGTAGGAATTTTTCGCCAGCCAAGGACCTAGCACATTCAACGGTCACCTCGTTGAGGATCATAATGGCTCGGAGTTTCTCTTTCATGATAGTTAGTGTGTTTCAGATAGATAGATAGTGTGTAGAAGTATGCTAAGATAAGAAGGACGGTGAGCCAAAGGGCAAGTCTGTTCTTCTTCATTTGGTTAGGGGTGTTTCAAGTTCGTGGATACCGGAGTAGTGCCAATAATCGTATCCGATGTCAAGCATACCCCCCTCGACCCAATTGCGGTATTCGATGATAAGGTCAAGATATTGTTTCTTACCCAGCTCAAGGATATAATCGCTACAGCGGTGGACGGATACGCCATAAGGGGCATCCTTTTCTATTGCGATGAAGTAAAACTCGGTCATCTTCTGATCCTTGAAGGCATCCATATAAATGGAGGCTTGGCGGTGATAGTTGGAATAGAAGGCATCCCGACCGAACTTGGAAGGATCAGCATCGGCACAGGTCTTGATATCAAACATATACTCGGTTCCGATTCCATCAACGATACCCTTCATGGGAATACCGGTCTCTTCATTGGTCCACTCGATAAGATATTCCCGATGGATGGATGCGTCAATGAGTTCCATGGCTACGGTATTTGACATGACTGAATCGATCATATTGTCAATTTTTGACAAGTCAGAATGTAACAAGACGGTCTTACCATCGGACTCATAGACGAACTTATCGTATTCCAATTTGCCATCTTTGGTTCGGCGGTCCACATCGGGGGCTACGGCATAGATGGTATCAAAGAGATGTGGCTGAAGGAGACGAGCGTGGAAAGCGGAGCCGAACGCCATGGCTGGCGTTGGCTCTGGCTTATGCAATAGGTAATGAATGAGATGCTTCGGGGATCGTTTGAAGGCGGTGAGGCGTGAGTTGGAGACTGGATAGACCTTCTCGGCGGTTAGGATGCTCATGCCAGTTCCTCCTTCCTTGCCTGTACCATGCTACGAAACTGCGGATGCTTGTGGTATTTGGTCTGCTTACCAGCGTAATCCATAAGGTCTTGGAGGCTTTTGGCTTCTTGGATGCCTTTGGTAATTGTTACGGGCAGTGAGTCACTTTTAGCCACCGGTGCTGATGGGGCGGCTTCTGTAGCCTGATGACCATCATCATCCATCGGGGCGATGCCTACTATGGCTGCGAAGCTGTAGCGTCTGGCGTAGGTAACGGCTGATCCGAAGCCTTGAGCGTCACTCTTAGAGACTGGGACGCTGAAGACTGATGATATCCATTGACCGGAGGAGTGCATCAGGACGGTCTCTATGGTGACCATCTTCATCTCCTCACAGTTAAGATCTGAGAGCAGTTGAGTGACTGCAAGACCGTTCTTTGAGAGGGGATCTCTGGCCGCATCAAGATAGGATTGTAGCGATGCGTACTTGCTACGGAAGTGTGGGTTGGTGGAGTCTTCGACTGCACCACGGATGGAAGCCTGAGCCTTGCTCAGGGCCATCGCCAGTTCATTAATAGATTCTGACTTGTTCATAGAAGTTGGGTTTTATTTTAAGAAGATGATCCTTGAGTTGTGTATCGATGTAACGGCACCGGGTCTGTGCCTTATCGAGTTTGTCCATCAGCTCCCAGTAGTTCCTATCTTTTACTTTGTAGGCATCCTTTCTAGCTTGGAGTTGGAGTGACTTATCGAAGGCTTTGTTGAAGCGTTCGATGATTTCTTGTGCTTGTTCTTCTGCGTAGTTCATGGCTGTGAAGGTATGGTCATGGTTATGATGTACCAAACGGGGGAACCCCTATTTTTTCTTGGTAAACATAAATTGGTGGCACACCACTATGTACACCAATATCATATTGACGAACATTGGGGCATAGAAAAGCCACTCGATGTTAGCACCTAATCCAACCATAGCGATGAAGAACATAGCTAAGAAAATTAAAGAAATACGTTTGTCAGTCTTGTTCATGGTTTCTCGTTTTTGGAATTTCAACGAGGCACAATATAAATGGTTACACTTCATTTTAAAATCGGTAAATACCCCTATATTTATGATGCTTGGTCTTGTTCGTCCCGGTCGGAGTTTGGTTATTGCTCTGGCCGGGTTTTTTTGCTTATATTGCATCGGGTTTTCAATTTCTAGCGGTCATCGTCCGGTTCATGCGGTGGCCGCTTATTTCATTCCTATGGCTGATTTCAAATTATCTCAAGGATTCGTACACAAGGCAGAGGGTGGGTTTCAGATAGATCCTCGTGATCGTGGTAACTGGACTGGAGGCAAGATTGATACGGGTATTCTGGCGGGTACTAATTTTGGCATATCGGCTGCTTTCCTATCCGGCTATCGTAATCGGCCGGTGACAAGGAAGGAGATGGAGAAGCTGACCTATGATGAAGCCATTGAGATTTATAAGACCAAGTTCTGGGATAGTCTGAGATTGGGTGATATGTTAGACCAAGAACTGGCTACGCTTATCTATGACTGTGCTGTCAATCAGGGAGTGGGTACTGCTCGTGAGGCAATGAAGTATGGCATTAAGCATGGCGGTGGTCCAGTACTATCAAAAGTGATGACAGCAAAGGATCTAGTAGATGCGATAAACAAGCTTAATCCTATTGTGATTCACGGACTTATCTGGAATTACCGAAAGGATAAGTACCCTGAAAATAGCGTATTCTACAAGGGTTGGATGAAGAGGCTTGACAAGCTCAAGCGGTCAGGGTAAGTCTCTGCGACCAAAGAAGGGTTGGTCGGATACGGACTTGGACCCTCGACATGACCATAGTTTTCTTGCCCAGTGATTGGGACTATTCACATCCTCGGCACCTTTGATGCCAGCCGATCTGGCACAATAGGAATCTCCGGCTGGAGTACCCGGTTTGATTCGGTATCCTGTGGCTCCGAAGTGAATCTCCTTGCCATTGACTGTTACCTTGTACTTCTTGCCCTCTCTGTCGGAGCGTGTGATTTGGAAAGCCATGATTATCGTATTTGCCCATTAAGAATCTCAAAGTTATTGACTGTGAAGTCTCCGTTGGCCTCTGTGGTAATGAAAGCGAACCCATGGCTGTGCTTGGTATTATGGGGATCATAACCGGGCGAGAGAGTACAGAGGCATCCTGTGGACCATGTCTTAGTGGCCTTGCCGTTGATGTCTTTCTCAGAGTGCATGGATACCTGATGGGTATGGCCTATGAGTAAGTTGGACTTGGAACGGATGTAAGCACCACGGGCCGCATTGACCGGAGCGAAGACCCCACGGACGATAGTATGACCATGGAGCATGGGGAGCTTGCCAGCCTTGACCATGACATTCTCACGAAGGAATTTGATATTGAGGGAATCAAGGCCAAGACGTGCCTCAAGTTGGTAGTACGGATCATCGAAGACTACAGCACAATGCTTGATAAGCCAGTCGGTGTACCATCGGTCATGGTTACCTTCCATGTAGATAATCAGGGCATCGGGGAAGTTAGCCCGTAGGGATTTGAGGAAGCTTATAGCCATCTCGAAGTACTCACGGGCGGCTAGTTTATTAGGAGGGGTCAGGAATCGGGTGAAGGGGCTGTTATCCAATAGATCACCACCGATGATGATGCAGTTAGCCTTATTCTCATAGCCATAGTTGAGGGCTGTGCTAAGGGCTATCTCGTCATGGTTAGGGAAGTGAATATCTGAGACCCATAGGATACGATTGTATTCTGATGGGACCTTATAGGTTTCCTTCTTAGGAGAGTTTGATTTGATTAAACCCCATTTTTGTAGAAGGTCCTTATTCTGTTTGGCTATTCCGCTGTTCATGATATCCTTGTCGTTAAGTCTTTTTCTGCTAGCGTTGCCATGTTTTCCGGCATAATAACGGACTAGGCTTCTGGCGTTTTCAATGGAAGAATATACGGTTGGATAATCCTGGAATAATTTCCTAGCGATATGGGCATGACTAAGCCCTCCGTACTTTATAATGTATTCTTTGGTTAATTTTTGACTATTTATATTCAATTCTGTGGTATCCAGAAGTACATCTTATGGTCATCCTCATCCTCTTCTGCATAGAGATCGAGGTATTGTTCTAACATCTTATGGTAGTCGTACTCAATGACGATGGGTTCGTTGGTAAAGAACCATACTGTGACGAAACGGGTATCTTCATGCTCTCCGAACTTTTCAACATCACCTAGGTGAAAAGTAACTTTCCTCTTTCGAATGTTCTTTGAGGCCTGTTTGAACTTGGCATCCCGTAATATTTCATCATCCTCATCGATCATTTGAGGAAAGATTATCCGATTACAGGATATGATCATTTGAGATGGCTGGTAAATTCAAAGTGCATCCCATCGGGACGCTTCCAGTTGATGCCTGGAGTCCATCCGGCATCCTTCCATACTTCATCAAATAGGTTACTAAATGGGCATAGACCTTTTGCGATAGCCTGCTGTTTGGTCAACCCAAGAGGGTTATTGGAGGCATTCAGATCGATAGCCAATCCCCAAGAATGGATGGATAGACGGGTCTTACTACCTCGGATATATCGGATATTAAAAAGGCCATCGAAGGTATGAATCTCCTTATAGGCTCCAAGACTGATGAGCCTATTCAATGTATCCTCGATGACAGGAATTAGGTCTTTATTGATATAGAGTCGATTGGGTAGTGCCGGTATATGGGTATCAATCCACATAGGTACGTTCCAAAAGATCATCCAATCGGCTTGGAATCCTTTGGGGTCCTCCATGGGGTTACCATAGCGGTCAAAAAGCTTATCATACAGAGTCCTTGCCACTTTTCTTCTTGCTGATGGATTTGATAGCACTGGCTGCAGTAGTGGCTACCAGTACCCATATGTTCTTATTGGCTAAGAAAAGACCGACTAATAGGAGAGCCAAGGCCCAAAAGCCGTATGTAAAGACTTTGTAAGCTGTTGGGACGTACTTGACCTTCTGAGTTATGGTCTGGACGGAATCGGATGAACTGGTCTCGTACTTGAGAATCTCAGAGCGGAGTTTGCTGATGATGATATCCTTTTCATCACAGGCATTGGTCACGGATATCTTACCGCTTTTGACTTGGACTGTGGAAGAAGACCTTGCTGATTTGACGATGAAGACGGTATCGTGGATGGGTATGGTGAATCTGATAGTATCACCCGGAAGACGTATGATGCTATCCTTGATGATTGTCTCGGTCTTGGTAACTAGGGAATCCTTGGTAATATAGATGGTCTGTGGCTTTAGGAGCCTACAGGATGTCATCAGGTATGCAATAAGGAGTATGGCTATGGTCTTCTTCATGGTCTTAATTTAAGAAAATAAGGGGGCGGACAAACATCAAAAACCGCCCCCTATCAACAGCAACCGAGAATTACTTTTTCCGTTGGACAGCGGTATCAATAGCGACTGATCCTGAGCCGTAATCTTTAACGAAGGCTGCCAAGAATACGTTAATGGTCATGATCATCACGTTGACCACATGAGGATCAAGGATAGCCTTTTCAACCATGAAGTTGACCACCTGAACCAAGAGTCCGAAGATCTGGGTGGCCCACATGGCTGTTGACCATCCCTTTGGCCACTCACCAGTTGACATGATCTTGGAATTCAGGAAGGCAGTAATGGAGAACGATACTATGCCTATCCATTTCTGTCCGGTTTCTCCAAATTGTTGACCATAGATTCCGAGTAGAACGATGATCAATGAGCATACTTGCCAGAGTAGTGTCTTGTTTTTCATTTGCTTATGGTTTTAGGATTCAAATTGTTTCTTTGCTTTTTTAAGTGTCGAGCCGTAGTCCATAAAGAATAACTTGAAGTCATGGTCGTACTGGTCGAGCTTTTTTTCGATTTTTTCAAGTCGCTCTTTGTGTTCTTGCATGATGATTCCATGTCCGGCATTGTCCACTCGAAACTGTGAGAAATCTTCTTGAAGTTTCTTGATAGTTTGTAGAATTGAACGCAAGAAATAACCCACAATAAGCAGTAGGACAGGGTTGCTAAACTTATAGAGAACGCCAAGTACGTCATCTTCATTCATAACTTACAGAGAGAGTATTCTAGGAGGTTCAAAGGTGAATCGTTGAGACAATGCAGAACAGCCGTCTGTAGTGCCTACATAGATATATCCTGTATAAGATGCTACGTTCGGGTTAAGCCATGACGTGCCTATGGGAAGTATAATGCGGTTGGTATTGGTACAGGTGGTGACCTGAGATACGGCAAGACCGTTCATTCTGCTACATACCACACGAGTCTGACACTGGTCAGCAAAAAGCATATAGCAGTTGACGGTCTTTCCTGCGATGACTGCATTGTCGAACTCGATGATGAGGACTTCATACGGGTAGGTATATCCACCAGTAGCAGGGTCGAAGCTGTAGGCGGTCTGCTTACGATACCTAAGATTGGTCAGCTGTACGGATGGATATGATTGTCCGGTATCCGATAGGACGATGCCACAAGCATTGAGGATAGAGTCACCAGGACTGACTGGATTGGTTGATCCTCCGGTGTTGTTACGTCCTCCCCTTTTTGATAGTGCTGTTGCGGTTGGTTGTACTTCAGATTTTTCACAGGCTATGAAGGTACCTGTGAGGGCGATGGAAAGGAATAGGATTGCACCAAAGATTTTTTTCATTAGGATTCTACAGATTGAACATTTGCTGACTCTTTAGATTCAGCCTCCATAGCGGATTGGAGCTGACTGATTTCTGCTTTGGCTTGTTCAATCAATACTAGAAGGTCGTAGATGCGTGCTTTGATTTCGGTTGTGTTCATATGGTTGTGTCTTTAATGAATAAAGGAGAGTAAGCAAGTACTACATTATCAATAACAGAATCATCAGCACCCCACAATTGGAGGGTAGCATTGTCTATGATAACATTGAATGAAGATACATACTCACTACCACCATCAGGTTTAACATATATTAGTGAACATTGAGCGATAGCTTCAGTAGCACCTCGCATCAATCCATCTACCTGCCATATAATAGCATTAGCCGTCTTCTCTTGAAGTTCACCGAATTGGATGGGTTGGATATTTATGTAATTCATTTAGTATAGAAATGTAGAGTAAATACTATTGTTTCTAAATAATGAAGATGCTGCAATAGATGAAGGTAATGCAGTTTGTGATAATGAGATAAATCCTATTCCTGCGCTATTAGTAAAATCAATAGCAGTTGAATTGCTACTTATATATGATGTTGTCCTTCCGATTTGAGGTCCGGTAACTACTGCTGAACTTGAATACAATAGAGCAATATAATAAGTTCCTGCTGATGCTGAATAACTTGAACTGAATGCTTTAATTCCAAAAGTGCCGCTAGTTGGAGTTGACCATGTAGAACCGTCATTAGTTGATGATGCGACTAGTGTAAGTGTTCCTGAAGAATATGAATACAGCCCAACTCCATTATAATTACTAGCTGTATAATTTCCTTTTATTCCTTGATACCATTTTACTCCAGTTATGGTAGCAGATGAAGGTAAGTGGTATGCAATAAAATAAATTTGCTGACTACCCATTCCCTCGTTTGCTACTGTCATTTGATAAGGATTTGCAATGTTATATCCTATCATTGCACTTCCCAAATTATTAAATGCAACTTGAAAATTAACAGATGTTCCACCTCCTCCGCCTGAATATTGAGGAATATTCAATGTATTACCAACAAGCGTAGATGCCCCACTTGTTCCGGTAGTAGTAAGTGTCAATGCACCTTGTTTTCCATTGAAGGTGGACCAATCAGTAGTACTCAATAATCCCCTTTTAGAAGCTGATGCAGTAGGAATATTGAAGGTATGTGTACTTGTCGATGAGCTTATATTGAAATCACTTCCAGATGATCCTGTAGCAAAGGTCTGTGTACCAGAAGTCAGAGCATTCAGACTAGTGATACCAGAGGCATACTGAGGTATATTAAGAACATTATTGATAAATGTAGAAGCCCCTGATGAGCCTGTGGTTGTCAGGGTGATAGCGTCCTGTTTACCTAAGAATGTGCTAAAGTCTCCTTTTCCCAAGTATCCATCTTGAGTTGGACCTACTTGCTTAACAGCTACGGTCACATTACCCCTCACAGCTGATGATCCTCCAGTGATAGTAAGAATCGATGAAGTAGTCTCTGTAAGACTTCCCCAACTGACTGCGGCTTCTTTGTTATTGAAGGCAGTCCAATCAGAAGAAGTTAATAGACCCCTTGCTGATCCGGAAGCATTAGGAATACTGAATTTATGGTTATTGGATACTGATGCAATGGTAAAATCAGAGCCAGTCGTATCCGTGCTGAAGGTCTGCGTAGCCCCGGTCTGACCACCGAGACTGGTAATAGCTGACCCGAGGTATTGAGGGATATTAAGCGTAGAACCTACAAGGGTAGCCGCTCCACTTGTACCCGTAGTAGTCAGTGTCAAGCTACTCATCTTACCATTAAAAGTGGACCAATCCGTAGAAGAAAGGAAACCACTCTGGGATCCGTTAGCCTGCTTGACTTGGATGGTCAAACCTGATCCTATAATAGAACCAGTGCCACCCGTAATGGTCAGTACAGAACTTGTTGATTCGGTCAGATTGCCCAAGGTCAGGGCGTTCTGTTTGTTATTGAAAGTGACCCAATCGGTATTGGACAATAGACCCGTCAGCAAGGAGCTTGCAGTAGGCAGATAGCTTTTAATATCGCTGATCTTAGCCTTCTTGGTCTCGGTTCCTTGAACAACCGGAAAGACATCATTATTGGATAACGTAGTGACCGCATTGAGTTGCGATATCTTCTTGTTAGCCATTATATTTGAATCAAATCTATACCGTCCTCAGTTTCAAAGATTTCGCCAGCTTCCGTGAGCAGATACGATACATCTGGCTCAATGGCAGCAATGGTGAACTTATAGCCCACAAAATACGCATTTGAATCGGGTTTTGAGTTAACCTCATTGAATATCACATAAGGATATCTGCCTGATTCTATGGTATTTGAAAGGGTTGTCAATGTCGTTACGGATGTTATATTATCGCTTACCGCCAGAACCATCTGGGTATCGATAGTGGATAGGATAACATCACCGAAATAAATGGCCTTAAAATCGTAGGTAAAGTCATCAGCCAAATTGATGACAACTGATTCAGTATCAATCTTATATGTCAGCTCATAACCGTCATAAGCCGAAAGGTTATCATAGATGAACCGCTCGGTTATCTCTCTTGCATTCTCTACTGGTATCTGAATCCAGTATTGAATCATACTACTCTAAACTTATAACCTACAAAGTAGGCGGTACTATTGCAAGGAGATGCTACGTTATTCCAGATTATATAAGGATATACTCCAGAATCAAGTGGTAGTCCTGCATTATTAACAACAGTAAATGTATCAATGGTTGCAGTAGAATCATAAAGCCTTAATTGGACAGATGAATCTATGCAAGCCATTATAAGGCTTCCAAAATATATGATATCAGGATCAACTGCCGGATAATTACTGGCGAAGTCATAAAATATCACCTCGGTCTCAAGATCATATTCTACCTTCTTACCAGCCCAATATGTCAATCCTGGATTATTATCAATAAATCGTTGGACTACCTCTTTGGCATTCTCGATGGGGGTCTGTAACCAATACTGAGCCATTAGATAAGATTGAATTTATAGCCTACGAAATACATATTAGGATCTGAGGTAGAGGAACTGAGAACAGCATTCCATATCAAATAATCATACTTGCCTGCTGTAATTGATTTTGCTGAAGCGTTGACAACTGTCTTAAATGTTACGGTAGAACTATCTACACAAGCCAAATGTAATCCTGTCTCATGCAGATGCGATAAGACATAGAGACTACCAAAATAAAAAGTATAAGGATCATTAGAGACTGATTCATCATTCATATTATAAAATACGATTTCAGAATCGGATGAATATGTAACAGTTTTAGATGCTAGGACAGGATCACCGCTATTCTGAATGATTCGTTGCACCATTTCCTTGGCATTCTCAATCGGAATCTGTAACCAATACTGAGCCATGATGAATTAATTAAGGGCGGACCCGAAGGCCCGCCCTAGTTGATTAGGAATGGATGTAACAGCTATCGAAGATACCAGCTGGAGTCTCATAGCCACAAGGGCTGTCTGAGTTGGTCCATTTGACACCTACTTCCCAAGCCATAGCTGAGTTGATATCATCAGCAACAGCGTTCTTCGGGGTGAAGGTACAAGGCTCTTCAGCAAACCAAACTTTGGAGCTTGTGCGGAATGCGATCGTGTAGTCCGTAGAGTTACGGATAGCGTTATAGAAATCGCAGTTATCAGCACTGAACGGATCCTTATAGGTCAGGGTGTGGGTGGTGTTACCGTTGTAGGTAGCAGAGTCACCGAATCCGGTCAATTCGCCAGTGGTGCCGCCGTCATAAGATCCTTGGGTAAGGTAGATGACGATGATGTTAGCGTTAGAGATACCGGTTGACCATACAGATGATGATGTCGGGTTGGCCATCAACGTATTGATGTAGGTATTCTTGATGAGGGCGATGGAACGGATACGACCATACTCGATGGTAGAACTGTCAAGACACGGATTACAGTAGTAATCAGGAATTGAACCACCGCCACAGTTGGAGGAAGGATAATAAACTGACATGGTTTTTTTTGTCGATTAACATTCAGCGCAGACTAAGCAAGCGCTGTGTGCGGTAATTTCTATCTGGTAACCGATACCAAAATAGACAGTGTTTAATTGGAAGGGGCAATTAGCCTCGTTCCCATATTCGCCCTGAAATACCTGTGCGGAATTATTATTCGCCCTTTGCACAGTTATCTTTACTTTCTGCAGTCCTGAGTTACCCAGCTCGGTAGGTGTGAGCTGACCCATCAGTCCTGCTGATACTTTCAATATAAGGTCTTCTTGAGTATATCCGCTCTTATACCGGTCTGCATAGACCACACAGAACATATCACATACCATGGTCACTGGACCATTGCCGTCTCCAAAACTAGGTGATTCTCTAAATGTCATCCCAAGACATCTGTGATAGATGCTGAACTCATAGATATCATTAACCTCAATACCAACCACATTGTCACCATCGAAGGTATAGGGTCGCTGTACGGAGTCATCCTTTGGAGCAGATAGATAGGATAGGCCATAGATAGCTGATTCCTGGAAGGCTTGCTCTTCCAAGGCACCGTCCATGAGTCGGCCATTGATGATATCGACTATCTTATCAAGAAGGTTCATTGAGATATTGAGCTATGAAATCGTTAGCGACAAGATTAGCGTGTTCCTTCTCGGCTTCTGTCAGGTCGTAGATGCGACCATAATCAGAACGAGCTTGCAACCACTCAGCTTTTTCAGCATTGAGAGTATTCTTAAATCCAAGACCATAACGACCAGCCGTATTGGAGACTATACTGAAATCATTCTCCATCTGACCCGTGAGTGAAAGGATTACTTTCGTGGATTCGCCTCGGTTGTATTTACGGCTTTTCCTGACCTTCAAATAGGCATTGGAATACTCACCGATGGGCGTACCCTCGCTGTTTTTTCCATCTGTATGGATACGGTATTTGACCTGAGCCAAGGTATCTGAAGCCACCTGACGAAGCATACGATCCTGAGCGGCTCCATTGGGGTCCTTGACGGATTCCAACTTCGCCACCAATCGGGTAGTTACTTCGTTCAGATTACTTGATATGGATATCACAGATAAGCCTCCTTAACTCCGATGGTTGGGTCACACTGGATACAACAGTCATAGTCGCTGATGCTGATACCTGCAATGGCTTGACCCAATGCCTTCTCGGCTTCTGCATCATAATAAGCCTTCAGCTCCTCAGCCTGTTTACGGTCAACAGTCCACTTATTGATACGCTCCGATACAATACGCTCCATCATCAACTCCGAACCGAGGATGTACCATAGAGGAAGGGCAAAGAGGTCCTTACTATCGCAGGCTAGGTTATCCAAGGAACAACGTAATCCGTAATTGATGGAGATACCGAATGAATAGTTATACTGGGTAAATGTATTAGATGAAAAGACTCCGGCCTTGATATTACCACCACCAAAGTCTATGGACTTAAATTCATCAAGATAATAAGTGCCACCACTTATGGTCACCTTAACAATGATTTCTGGATAGTAGAAGTCCTCGTTTAGGTTTACCGTTTGATTGGTATCCCCATTGGTTGCGAAGGAGGCATTATAGAGGATAACATTATCTTCAGCATTGTAGACCGTTACCCCAATGGTAGAGTTATTATTTACCTTTCTACAGGTAATAGACTCGATATGATGATAGCTCAAAGGACTTGAGCAGTATGATTCAAATTTATAGGCTGGAGCAGAATAAGCCCCCGTATTGATTGACTGAGCCTCTTCTTTGGTACGGATGCTATAGCGAGCCGTCTTGACCTTATACTGCTTGGAAAGCATGGCATTGAGCATCAACTGGAGCTTCTTGGTGGCTCTTAGTTGAACGTCATCCCATACTCCAAGGTAGGTCTGTTGTTCAGCATCAGCGATCTGGGCGATGCTCTTCAGGGATATCCCCGGTAAGGAATTAATGAACAAACCGGATACGGGACTTGAGGTCCCGCATCCGGTAAGTCCGATGTAGTCAATGAGACAATCCATCGTTAATTAGCGATTAGGAACAGGTATCGCAAGCGTTGGTCACGCTATAGCGCAATGCTCCGTTGACAGCGATATTGCCGTCCTCATTACGGTAAGAATCAGATGGGATCTGGAACAGACCGAAGTCCTTCTTCATGATGAAGCTCCAGCCCTTCTGATACGTTGCGGTAGAACCGCTGTATGCATCCGTAAGAGTGGTAGGGCAATCGATGTACTTCAACTGCCAGTCGAACTTCACAGGCAACAGAGTGCCATCAGAAGAAACAGCAGGCAGAGCGATGACACCGAACTCGGAAGCACCAGGCTTCTGACCAGCCTTGAAGCCGGTGTACTCAAGGTACTCAACGAGTTGAACAGCACCTGGCTCGAACACACCGATGTGATCTGCACCGACCGTATCAGCGAAGTCTTGGTCAGCGAAGAAATTCACACCAGCTGCAGCGATCTGAGAGTTCATTCCACTCTGGTCGATACCTTTGAAGCCTTGAGAGAGGATGTAGTTGTAGAACAGGCCAGCTCCAACGATGTTAGGAACACCGGAGAGGTTGTTCTTCTTGTAGTCTCCCAACAGCTTAGGCATACCAGTGGTGAGCTTCTGGACACCGCTATCAGCAGAGATATTCAAGGTCACAGCAGCGTTGCTACCAGATACCTTGTTACGACCCCATGTGAGCAGACCGATCAGGTCATCGTTGACACCTTCGAGGATGCCGTTAGCACCACTCATGATGATGTCGAACAGTTCAGCAGAAGCACCAGCGATAGGGCCTCCAGGAACAGATACACGCTGAGAAGCCTCTTCCATGTAGGTAGCTACCAGCTCGTCAGGCAGATGCCATGCGATCTGGCGGGTGTTACCCACAGAAACAGTGTATTCTTTACGGGCAGGAGTCAATACGTTATCGCAAGAAGCAGAAGTGTCTGTCTGAGCCTTGGTATTGCGTTGGCGATACCAGAAGCGGACTTCTTTCTTGTGTCCTGCGAGCGTAGAAGTTTGGATAGGATTTGCGCCAGCACCAGAGGTGAGCATAGCGAGGAATCCTTTGAGATCGACCTTTTGACCGGGGTAAGCACCGCTTACCAACGTCTTGAGGTCATTCAACAAATAGGGAGCTAAACCGTTAGCCATTGTTTTTGTGAATGATTAGCGACCAGATGCAATGTCATCCAATGCGGCGAAGAACTTGGAAGCATCTTGAGTCTTACCGGCTCCACTGATGATGGTTTGGCGTGGTGCCGGGGTTGGTTGTGCCGCTGTACTAGTTGGTGCGGTTGCACCCGTGATATCAAGCAATTTAGATTCCGCAAGAACTGCATCAGCGAAACTCTTGAAGGACACGGGCGAGTTATCCTTGTAAAAGTCCATACCTGATTCAGTCTTCAGACCGATATTATCAGATTCTGCATTGTATTCCAGCTTGACCTTAGCTTCGTTGAGCTTGCGGTTAAGCAGGACGGATGCCGTCTCAATGAGGACATCCTTGGGGATATTGTTTTCTCCAGCGAATTTGTACGACTGGAGCATATTCTGGATAGCCTTGCTCTTAAGCTTCTCTGTCCAGAAGGCATCTCTTTCTACAGGGGCGGTCTTGACCTTGTCATTGAGTTCCTTGATCTGGCCGTTCAATCGGCTGATCTCTTTCTCAAGGTCTGCCTTATCGGTTGAATTGGTCGCTGATGCTTTCTTAGCATAAACATCGTTCAATTTCTCGATAAGTTTGTTGTACTTCTCTGTGGTCTTCTTCTCTGAACGGATGGATTCTGCGATGTCTCCATCGATGGAATACCGCTCAAGGGTGTTTTCCAAGTTGTTGTCCAACCCGTTAAGAATCTCGGCATGATAATGCCTTCTCAAGCCTTCGTTGTTACGAGCCGAATCAACGGTCAACAGGGACTGGTTGATCTTGGAGGTCAGCCCTTCGGGTAGCTTGTAGTTAGAAAATTCGGAAGATGAGAGAATACTTACCAAGTCTGGATCAGTCGGTGACATACCAGCCATGGACGCTAATTTTGCGATAAATTCGCCTGTAGTAGTTGCCATAAGCCTTTTTGTTTATGCAAAAAACGGGGTATTCCACTATAGTTATTCACTTTCAATAACTTATATTTGTATCATTAGTACAAACAAGACAAAAGCCATGACAACAGTCCAACAAATGATTGACGATCTCAGACAGATGTGTCAGATTGAATCCAGCGTCTTCGATAAATATCTGAAGATGGAACACGAGCAACTAAAGAATGCTTACTTCAGCGGATGGATCAGAGCCAATGCCATGAACTACGAGGAAAAGTATGCAGAGCAATTCTTGAATAATCTCAAGGAGGAAAGCTATGGAAAGTAAGATCATCGATGCCGGAGGATGGGATGTCAAGGTCATCTATGAATACTCCTATGATAAGGGTGACTACGACACCAGTCCCTCGTGGTCTTTCGAGATTTATGAATACTTGGACCCTTTTACGGATGCCCCAATGGATGTTCATGATGATGACAAGGAATACATCGAAGCACAACTCCTTAAAGAACTCATATGAAGACAGCTTTTGACCAATATATAGAGTGGCTCAATACCGACCCAAGAAGGAACCATCACCATATCATGATGGCTAAGAAGGCCAAAGAATACGAGGTTGAATTATTGGCTCAAGCCTTTGAACTTGGAAGACAGTCAGCCATTGAAAAGACCAAAGAAGAACTTGAACAATACATCAAAGAAAATGAGTCGAAACAATCCGATTGATTCTTGTCGTAAATTCCAGTATCAGATGTGCGATGAGGTTGCCGATATCGTCAACCATGAACAGGCTAAATTCATTGCCAAAGGACGTTTCATAGGTCGCAACAGAATCATCGACCTGATGATCATCCGCTTCCGTCAGGCAAACTTATCCCTGAGTGATTTAGGCACAGACAGCCGTGATACCGGAACTATCTGATGGTTGCAGTTCCAGCCTCCTCGAAGCGTGAAAAAGGTATCCTCGTTGGTGCCTTCTTTCATCCCTTGAGGTAGTCCTGTCTTGTCATAAAGTTCAACCGTCTGGTCTCCCACTTGACCCTCTAAGAATCCTGGTACTTCATCGATATGGAAGTATCCCCCATCCTTTTCTGTCAGATGCTCACAGAAGGGCCTTGTGGTCTCCCTATTTGATCCTACATAACGGAACCATTCAGCCCCGAAGTCCGCTGTAACTTGACGATTATATACAGCTGAGAATTGATTGATGCTGTCAGTGGTGTAGGTCTTGGCATACCTTAGCAATGCACCATCCACCTCATCGTTACCAATTATAGCCGTTCTTAATTGATCGGTCATCTGGGAATACGAAGCCCCTGTCTGGATATTGGTATTGAGGATGCCTTTGATTTCATTGGCCAGATCATTACTTAGACCTGACTCACCAAGCTGATCATAGGTGATATCGATGCTAGCCTTGGTCAGTTCCTTCAGCACAGGACCGGGCTTGAAGGTCGAGAAAACCGTACCCAAATATTGATTCTGCAAGGATGCGACCTTTTGATAGGTCTGTGTAAAGTCCTCAATCTTCTTCTTGTACTGGTCAGTCATGACCGTATCAAGAATCTCCTTATTGATATCCTGCAGGATACGGATATTGGCTACCGTATTCTTGATGTTTCCATCAGAGGATACATCCAACTTACGCAATAGATTGAGGACCCTATCGTATATCTGACGCTGGGTAGCAGGGAGACCGTCAACGAACTTATTGACGGCTCCATCAATCTCATCTATTATATCAGACGGACGCACTGATACTCATTTGGCCGATCTCAGTCGGGCGGTTAGCAGTCATCCAAGCATCTGCGATGTCTCCAATGATAGCCTTCTTATCCATCATGTCCATCATAAAGAAGTCAGGATTCATCTCATGAGCCACATCCACGAACTCACGGATGTTACTATGGATAACCATGGTCTTCTTATTGATCGCCTGATTGGAATAAGCTACCATCATCTCATCCAATGACATACCAGCAAGAGGGTCCAGCTCGTACATATCCTGTAGCTTCTGCTTGATCTTCTTATTGGTATTAAACTTCTTGTTGGCGTATTCCATCTCAGCAGCATTGATGATGGTAGGGTTGACCCTGCTGTCACGAAGTTTCTTGATCTCATCGACAAGATATCCCTCTGGAAGGATGTCATACTTCTCAGGAACCGTGATCATAGGCTCCAGCTTCTCCCTCTCTTCGTAATCAGGAACAAGACCACCATAACGATAGTCGATTATTATCTCACAAAGTTCATCGAGAATCCTAACGCAATCTTCTGCAATGGAATAGACGAAGTTATTAAGTTCAGCCCTGTCGATTTCTTTGGCAACCCCTGATTGACTAAGTGGAACAGCAGCCAAGAACTCCATATTCAAGGATGACAGCGCATGATAGATATGGTCATGAACACGAGCATCCTGGAGCTTGGCGATATCGATAGGTTTAGTCAAATAGCCAGCCGGAGGAGTTGGAGGCATAGCCTCACCCATTGTCGGTGGCTTTATCGTAATATGCTCGTAAGGATTGAATGGAAAGAAACCTTTACCGTTACACTCATCACATTGTATAGGAGACTGGCCAGCCTTGGGGATAATACCAGTACCGGCACAAGTCCGACATTCTTTACCCTGAATAGCCCACATGGTTGAGTGGATATGTTGCACCACTTCTGCCTGCAGATCGCTCCATTCACGGGCCGCCTCGTTAAGACTTGGCACGATGCTATGGATTCTACTAGTATAGAGGATATCACTAACCCCATCTTGCAGGATTATACCATTGAGCTTGATAACTGGCATACAGCAAAGACCATGGAAGTATTCGGTAGCTCTGAAGTCACCTTTAGCATTGATCTGCTCGTATTTTACTATAGACTCATTGTCAACGCTATAATACACAGCACCTGGATACTTGCGGTTACCGCTCTGATACTGGCTCTTTTCATTACTTAGGACCACACAATATTCACCATATGAATAATCCAAAATCTGAGTACTGTTGAATAGGAACGGATATGGCTTACTATATTCATTTTCAGCCTTCTCAGGATTCAATGGCATGATTATTACCACCCCATTGGCATCCATCAGATATTGATTGAAGCATACTGACCAGAACCAGTTATCAATGGATGTGTACTTGGGAAAGTCAGACATCAGATATTCCGAAGGACGCTCCTCTGATGCGATTATCGGAGGTACTGCCATCTCATCAAATTGGATCACATAGTCAGTACTCTTACGGATTTTCTGTAAGCTATTAAAGATTTTTGATACTGCAGCCTGAGTCTTGGGGACATATATCTTCTCACGATATCTCTTAATGGTATCCGATTCTCCCGGTCTACGTTCCGAAATCAACTCACGGGGAAATTCACCCATCGCATGGGTCTTGATGTCTTGGAATTGCTTCACGGAAGGAGCATAGAATTGGTGCCTCTTTCCTCCCTGATGATACTGACTGATGTCGATAATGGCCATTAGATTTTGCGGCGTTCTTTGAATATACGGTATTTAGGTATCAGTTGGAATGGCGAACCCGGCATCCCCGTTGAATAGTGTGTATGTTCGACCTGACGGTCATATAGTTTCTTGATGAATGGAAGAGTATAGGCACCACCGACAGAAAGGGCATAGAACCCAGCGATATGCTCGGCATTGTGAACCTTGGGGTTCCATCTTGGTTGCCAATAAGTAGGCTCCCAAGGGGTCTGGTGCAGTCGTATGCCCAAGTCTTCGATAGCCATCATAAGGTAAGCCTCATCCGGTAAGCCATTACCGAAAGCTTTCACATCGACCTTCATGTTCTTGTAATACTTACGAGCCACCTTATAGACATCAGTACCCTTTTCCCAGTACATAAGCTCAGAACTGATATCATAGACTTCATCGAATCCATACGCTTCCTTGACCTTTGGAAGGTCAATCCAAGCCGATAGAATGCTATTCTGTGTGGATACCCTCACCCGATTGATGATGGCGAAATCTTTCCCATTGAGTTCATCAAGCAGTTCTGTCGGGCTTTTGAAGTTATTCCAGACCATGTCCACATCCAAGAAAAGCGTCTGCTTGAAGGGAGTGATCTTATCTACATCCAACTTGGCTCGATATGGATCAGCATAGTCATCCAGCTTGATGACCTTGCTGAACTGCTTCTGCTGATCCTTAGAAAGCATCTCAAATCCTTCACCATTGACTCCTATCGCTACGGCAATATCAGGCTCATGATAGCGTAGGCTCACAAGTAGGTTATAAGCCATCCGAGCATAATACGGGTGACCCATAGCGAGAAGGAGTATGCCCCGTTTATCCTGCATTATTGTTGTATAATACGTCAACCTTCTTCTGTACTTCTACCCGTGCCTGTGCATAGTTCCAGTTACCCAGATTATCAGGCCATTCAGGTTCGTAGTCACCTTCAGTACCGACATAATACTTTCCATCGATATCGATAGTATCGCTTAAAGTAGCTATTCTCAACCAATCGTGTGAATGCTCATCCGTATAATCTATAAATAGAGTATATACTTTACCAGTCTTTCCTTTTGTGACTACGATATTGCCTTCAGCATCCTCGTATCTCTTAATTTCTCCAGAGTATTTGGGATTTATAAGCATCGACTTAACCCTTGCACCCAGTTGGAAGGCAGTAGGATCAGCAGGATCGAAGTGGAAACCATACGAATCCTCGCCATTAATACCAGCCACCCATTTTAGACAGTCATCATCTGTGGTAATCGTAATACATTCAGATGTATATTCAGTGGACTGTCCTGGATAGTAGGATTGCAATTTCAGTTCAAAGTCGCTTATCTCTATTTTGTTTCCATTGACAACCGATGCCGTCACGAAGTTCAACTCATAATATGAAGATGACCAAGAACCAGCAGAAAATTGAACAGTAACAGTACCGCCATAAGTCGTATTGGATTGTACGTTCTGAGCCAAAGTATAAAATTGAACCGCTCCAGGTATCGCCAATTGGACAAGGAAGCTCTTATCTACTACTCCAGTAGTCATAGACCATGTGAATGTGGCCGAATTTATAGGACTTGGAGGAGTGTAACTATTCATGACATCATCCTTGAGCCTCCATTGAAGGTATCCGGAAGTATCTCCGGCAGTTATAACAAACTTGCCACTTGTATTTGTAGCTGAAGCTACATTACCAAATACATAGACATAATCCCAATTAGAAGCCCCTAATGGTTGGCTGAATGTGGGATCTGTTGTAATAGATTGGTCTAGGACATATCCACAGGCATCAGTTATAATCAACTCATAACAGCCTGCACTCTTGCCCGTTAATGGGTACTTCAAAGTAATCCAATCCTCGTAGTAGTCAAGGCTACTGGTCAGATTATAAGTGATAAGATTGACTGTATTCTTTAGTATGACGTTATAGTAGTTGCCATATTGAATCAGTTCCAGATCACTTATGGTACCATTTGAATCATCAGAAAAATATATACTGATGCCCATGAAATAATTCACAGACGAATAAACTTCATATACTCCATCTTTGGTTATTTCCAAAAGATAAGAGACTGGATCAGTATATGTCGCTCCAGCAGCGATGATCTGATCATTAATGAAGATGCTTCCCTGAGTAAGTCCTGTGACCTTTAGCTTAAACTTATAATATGCTCCAACTACTGTATTGCAGTTATAGGCTGGACCATTATATAGAATATTACCAGT